TAAACCGACGATCAAGGAAAATACCGAAAAGGTCATCCACGGCGAGATCAAATCCGACAAAGAAGATTGGATAATTCGGGGGATCATTCAGGGCATGACCTTGATGATCGAAACCCCTGAGAACTTCAAAGCCAACGCTCAAGACGCTAAATTAAAAGCCAAAGAATTAAACAAGTTCCTAAAAAATGAAGAAATCAACGAATACTGAAGAACTCGACAAGCGTCATGAAGTTATAGAGCGCATAAACAAGCGTGATATGAAACCAATGTACGATACCAACCACGAACATCGTTACGAGCGTGACCCTGATGACGAGACCAATGATTATTTTGCCGAGATGTGCGTAGTGAAGAACTGTAACTTAGGTCGATTGGTAGCCAAGCATTGAGTGTTGCTGTCAGGGGCAGTCCTTGACAAGAGCACTTAAGCTCGCATAAGATACGAAGGAGATAAGCATGGATGAAAATCCACAAAACCAAGATGCGCCAACGCAAGTATCAAATGAGCCAGCACCTTCACAAGATCAGGTAGCCGCTCCAGTAGAAGAGCAGCCTAGTTCAGAAGGAAAAGTCGAGGAATCAGCTCCGGTTGAAGCCCCTGCCGTACCCGCCGAACCAGAAGCACCGGTGGAAGAAGAGGATGACTACCAGTACCAACCAGTAGCCCCCGTCCCGCCGATAGATTTCTCCCAGCTGCCAGCTGACGAGAATGGCCTGATCGACCCCAATGCGTTAGCCAATGTATTCAATCAGCGAATATCACAGGCCGAGCAGAACGCAACCGCCAATGCCCAGCGTATCTACGCCGAGCAGAAGCAAGAGGAAAACTTGTGGGCCAAGGCCTACGACAAGTACCCGGACCTTAAAAACGACAAAGAGTTACATAATCTTGTCCACCAAGCCAGGATCGGTGAAGCCACGGACATCTTGAGTCGGTCAAACGACCCAAACAACGTCAAGCTTCCCACCCCAGCCCAGGTAGCAGATAAACTCTTTAAACGAATTGGCACAGCCAAATCAGAAGGTATACAGCAAGCCAACACCAATACCCAGGTTCAAAAATCTGCTGTCTTGGAAACCGCTGGCCGTAAATCTGACGACGGGGCTGAAACAGTTCAGCAAGCCCGTGCGAATCTTAACAACCCTAATAAAGACGTCGCTACTAAAGCCCGTAACGAGCTATTAAGGAAATATCTCGGTTGGGAATAGGCGGCGGAAAGAAAGAATATAAACTAAAATGGCACAGTCATTTAACTTCACTTACGACGACAATGCGATTCGTGAGGACTTGCTTGACTTAATCGTCAACATTGACCCAGAAGAAGACCAATTGTACGTCGGCCTTGCTAAACACAAGGCAAGTCAGCCCTACCACCAGTGGTTGACTGACACGCTGGCTACCGTTTCCGGTACCGGCCAGAAGGAAGGTTTCGACCCGGCATTTGCCGCTCGTACCAACCCGTCCCGCAAAGCGAACTACACGCAGATTATCTCTGCTGAGTTCCAAATCACTGATACCGAACGGAATTCAAACACCGCCGGTTTCAAAGATCGTTACACCTACGAAATGCAAAAGGCAATGCTCGAATGGCGCCGAAACGCCGAGTTCGCTATCGTGCGTAACTCACTCGTTTCCGGTACCGGTTCAGCCGCTCGCCAAATGGCTGGTGTGCGTGCCCAGATTACCACTAACGCTACCAACCAAGCCTCTGTCTCGCTGTCTGAAAAGATGTTTAACGACTACCTACAGACTGCATGGACGGCCGGTGGCGTTGTAGACAATGTCTACGTTGGCGCTACCTTGAAGCGACGCATTTCCGGGTTCACGAACACCAACACCCGCTTCGTTGACGCTACTACGTCTTCGGTCAACAACGTCATTAACGTTTACGACTCAGACTTCAGCCGTGTCAACATTCACAAGCACCGTTGGGTTCAGAACTCTGACGACACCAACTTGAACCTGATTGGTCTCCAACAGGACAAGTGGGCCGTCGCTCACCTGGACGAGCCTCACTACCAAGAGATCCCCCGAACTGGTTACTCCAGCAAGGGCATGATTGTTGGCGAGCTCACCCTGGAAGCCTTGAACGAAAAAGCTTCGTTCCAGACAACCAACCTCCAGTAACAAAAATAAGTGGGGCGGTTGCAATAATGCGCCGCCCCTGGAGGCCAGATGAAAGCTGCTGTAGACGCAATAACTGACGCCCACAAGACCTTTAATAAGGCGATTGACAGGGTGTTAAAAGAACCAGTCGGCCCCCAGAGATGGACGGCTGCTTATAATTTATGGCTGACTCTTTCACCTTCAAACAAGCGAATCGCCGCCGAAGTCGCCCACGAGAACAAGTTATTCCGTGAAGCTAACAGCGCAGTTGGGAATAAGTTCGGTAAAGTAGCAGATAAGAACTCCTCCCTCAGGAATTTTATGACCCTCCCCTCTGGGCTTTACTACGTTATCGAGAGAGCTGACCCAATGGCTTTCAAGAAACCCTCCAATGCCCAAAAAATGCGTAAGACGTTCCCGCAGTTCACAAGATCGGAAAGCTGGTAGATATGGCTACCACAAATCAGACCCAGGTTATGTCGGATCTCTCATATCTGTTGGGCGAAACTTCAGTTCCTTCTTCGGGTATAGAAGACCGCCAAGCCTTTATTCAACGTGCCCTAGAACGTGTTTACAGAGCCTATGACTTCCCTTTCAACAAATTAACCGCCACAGTCCAATTAACGGCTGGAATCGCTACACTGCCCTCTAACGTACACCAGGATGCAATTCTGGACATAAGGACTATTGGTAGCGGGGTTGGGTCGGATCACGTCTATGGACAAATCCAATACCGAGACCAAAATAACTTCTCGGCCGGGACGTTTAGGTACTGGATTACCGGATATGAGGGGGCTTACGTCTTAAACACAAACGAAACCACCAATGATGTACTGACGATTTTCTACGAAACCACCACCCCGATTATTAACGCTTCGATCTCGACACCATTCCCCTCAAGTATGTGCCTCGCTAGGGGTGCGCTGACCTATCTAAGACAGGCCGAAGATCCCCAAGCCGACATCTCCCAAGAAGAGTTCCTATTTCAAATGGAACTTGATGAGGTCATCGCCCAGTACAACCGTTCTAAGCCTGCTGTTAGGGGACGTACCTTACACGAAATGGGTCATACTTCAATTGGCGACATCGACGACGTTGGAGTCAATTGGAGTGGGAATAGTAATTTCTAATGATTGGTGGCATTCTTGGTCGTATTGTGAATACGGTTCATAACGATGTTGTAAACCCGATAAGCCATCTATTCGGGGGCGGTCAACCTCAAAACCCAGGATTTACACCAGCCCCCATGCAGAAGATAAACCTCACGCAAGATACTAGGTACTTTGGGGCTCCCACAATTCCCGCCTACCAAGGTAATCAGGCACGGCTTAATGCCCAAAAACAACTCCAGCTCACGCCTGCGTTTGCTCAAAACTTAATGAATGCCCAACCTGCTGTAGCAAACCTGGGGGCTACCAGTGCATTAAGACAAGGTGCTATGCCTTCCGCCGAGTACGTCGGGCAACAACCTATAAATCAGATACTCCTTAATCCTGGGCACGGAGGCTATGGAGAAGCTGCTCCCACCCTATTGCATGAGGGACTTCACCGAGTCTATGATTCAAATCCTCAAATAAGGCAGCAATTCATTCAGGCTTATAACCAATCTGCTACACCAGCTCTTAAAAATTATCTACTCGCCAGGCTTTACCCCTATCAAGGAGCAGCTAAGGGGCTTGATGAGGGTGGAGTGCCTATCCCCAACTACAACCCCAATAACCTAAATACCTTACCCCAGAACCTTCAAGACGAGGCGCATTCTTTTATTTCCGAAACACCCTCTCTCGGTATGAAACTACCTGCGCCACTCGCCAATTACTACAACCGCTATTTCAATACTGGAGCAGTTGAGAAATCCGCAGTCCAAAGACTGGAAAGTATGAGGAGACGATAATGCCAGTAATGCCTAGAAAACGAGGGGGTCGCACAGCTTACTCCGAAACCGTCATCGTCAATCCATCCAAGGGGCTTAATAATTTAATCTCCGATAACCTCGTGGATGATAAGGAATCTACCTCTTTGGAGAATATCCAGTTTGTTGAAAGTGGGGCGGTTGCTAAGGCCTATGGATTCACCAATGTAGGGTCGGGGCTCACTAATAATCCTCGTGGCCTAGCGTACTTTTCCGACACTATTGGAGGAAACAAATATCTCTACACAGTGGATGGCACAAGTCTTAAGTATCTCTCTGGGTCGACTTGGACTGCCGTGACTGGGGCGAGTTTTGACTCCGCTTCACAGATAAACTTCACCCAGGCTAGGGGTGCGATGTATGTCATGGACGGCGTGAACGCTATCGCTAAAGTAGCTTCTGGAGCTTCTGGTGGAACGCTTACTCGTAACGGCCATGCTCCCAAGGCTAAGTTTTCCATCTTCTTCCAGGGACGCCATTATGCTGCCGGGGTAGACGGCCAGCCCAATCGTCTATACATATCCAAAACCACAGACGCTTCGGAGTTCACTGTCACTACAGGAGGCACTCAGCCCCAACCAGACAACTCTAATGATGCTGACTCAGGGGGCCCGAACGTCCCTGGTGCAACAGCGTTCTCCAGTGACGCTACAGGTAATGCCAATGCCAACGTAATTGACGTAAACAAGTTCGACGGTGATAAGATCACTGGCCTGGCTAAATTCCAGGACGCTTTAGTTATCTTTAAAGAGCGGGGTATCTATCAACTCACGCTGGACTCTTCAGGTGTCCCGGCTATCGCCCCGGTATCTAAGTCTTATGGTTGCGTCTCTCACCGTTCGATAGACAACGTCGAAAACGACGTCTTCTTCCTGACCCGAAACGGGGTCTATGTCCTCGGTAATGAGCCCAACTATTTCAACGTAATCCGTACCAACGAACTCTCTGCCCGTATCCACCCGGAGATTGAGGTCATCAACCCCACCAACTATACGAACGCTACGGCACTCTTTAACCAGTATGTTTACTACCTAGGGATTCCTTCTGGAGGCGTAACTACCAACAACCGTGTCCTAACCTACGACCGCCGTTTCCAGGCCTGGTCTAAGCTGACCCACATCAACCCGGAGTGTTTTACTGTTTATACGGACTCTACTAATACTGATAGTATCTACTTCACTTCCGCTAACTCCGCCAATGTGTACAAATTCACCACTAACTATGACTCAAATGGGGCTGCTATCTCTGCCCAGTGGACTTCCAAAGCTTATGACCTAGGCGATTTTTCAGGCTATAAGCGCTGGATCTCTTTAGACATTTTATTCCGCCAACTTATCGGGACCGTGACGATAAATATCTACACCGATAACGGGAATCTTTTAAAGACTACTCAAGTATCGTCTTCAAGCGTTGGAGGGTTGGCAACCAATGTTCTAGGCGGGGGTGATTATCTTGGTGGTACGCCCAACACTTCCAGTGGTGGGACTGTTGCTGTTTCTTCTACGAATATTCCCTATCGGTTTAGAATCAACACCAAGAGTAGATCTATTAAGATTCAGGTCAGCAATGCCACGATCAATCAGACATTTGTTGTACTGGGATTGAAACTGCGCTACCGAAGTTACAGTGGATTTATTTTCCCAAGTGCGCTTAAGGTTCAATAATTTGACTAACGGTGTAAAAAGCGTATAATCCGAGGTAAGCTCTGCCTACACTGAAAAAATAGACACAGCCCACGATAACCTAAGCGCACGGCCAATCGTCAGTTCATTA